GCGACATTCCAAGATAGATTGCGTCTTGGAGAAACCAACTTTGACGCCTCTAAGTCTGAAGATGGTGGCGAATGGTCAGCACAATATTTTGCATAAATAGTGGAGGAATTCTAAAATGTCGTTTAGCAGAAACGATTATGAATACATGCGTGCAGACGCATTGCCAAATTGGCTCGAAGAGTTTGTAAATACCGAACTTAAGAAGGGTGGCAACTTTGATGATATTAAAAATCTTTTCAAAGTAAAGGAAGATAAGTACGGTGTTGAGGCGCGCGTCCAAGAGTTGCGTGAGCGCATTGGTCTGGATGCTATCTTGAAGCAATCTGACCAGGAGAAAACCGCTTCTCTTAAAGCCTCATTAGAGTTTGGTGATGAACCAACTCAGCCTGAAGCAAAAAATATTCGTAAACATCAGGAATTATTCACAAAAGTGATGAGGGTTTATGAAGAGGCTCCTGATTTTAAAACTGCTTTAGATGCTGAGTATGCGGCGGCAAAGGAAACGGAATTAGATCTAACACTCACAAAGTATGTCGATAGAATGGTAACTCGCTGGGTAAATGAAATGCCAGCTGATGACAAACTGCCTGGTGGATTAGCTGATGGCAAACCAGATTCAGATTTCGACAAAAAGCAAATCGAAAAAGGCGTCGAAATAGAAAAAGAACATACTCCAGATAAAGACATTAGAAAGGAAATTGCTAAGGATCACCTTGTTGAACATGATAAGTATTATAATTTCCTAGACAAAATGGAAACAGAAATGAAGAAAGATAAGAAAAGTAAGGCAGAAATCATCAATACTCTTGTGTCGTTAGCAAACGCCCTGGAAGAAGAAAAAGATTTTGTTGGAGCTAACATTATAGATAAACACATCAAAAGGGTGGCAAAAGAAGTAAAAGAAGAAGCAACACTCCCCAAAATGTTTGAAAAACTTCCCAAAGTAAAGATTTTTATAGATAACCTCTGTAAAGCCCGTGAAGGTCATATAGATTTCCCAGCCGTTCTTAAAATGTTACAAGACGAACGTAAGGAAAAGGTTGACGTTTATGATGATGATTTAAGAGGTTATATTAAGAAAAGACTCAAGGAAGAAACAAAAGAAATTCCCGATTCTGGAGATGAACGTGCCGGAATGAATTATACTGTATTTGTTGTTACTGAAGGGGACGATGAAAACAACGAAATATTTCATTCCCCAGCCCCGAAAAAATGAAATCAAAATCCCTATCAGCCAGTGACGTATGGCGGCCTGAAAATAGTTTCAGCTCATTGAAACAGGAAATCCTAAAAATGGATCCTGTTTCTTTTGCGGAAAACCACCTTACTCTAGATGGCAGACCATTCAGAGTAACAGGAAATGGCTGGAAATGGATGGCTGATATATACAGACATATAGCTTATGTGGCTATGTCAAATGAGGGTAAACCCGTTGTTATGGTCAAAGGTCGTCAGGTAGCTGCAACCACCGCCGCTAACAATCTAGAACTCTTCTTTACAGCTAGCGGAACCTTTGGTAAGGGTGATATACCTCCAGTCAGAGTAATGCATGCGTTTCCACAATTGGAAATTATGCACGCTTTCTCTAAAGACAAATTAGAGAAAATGATTAATGAATCCGTTGAGATGCCCGATTTTGATGATAAAAGAAATCCGGGAAAATTAAAGCCATATATAGTGGGTCAGAAGGATAGTAAAAGAGAGGCTACAGATAGTCTCTATTATAAACAGTTCAAAAATGGAAATACTCTTTGGTGCGAATCTCTTGGCAATGAAGGTACAAGAGTTCTTGGTCGTACCTTTGATATATTGTTTTGCGACGAAGTTCAGGATATGACAGAAGTCGCAATTTCTAAGGCTATCAAATGTTTAACCCGCGCTCAACATGGACCACAACCTGGTGGAGTTCAAGTGTATTTTGGTACTCCACGGCAAAAAGGTACTCTATTTCATCGCATGTGGGAGCAGTCAGATCAGAGACGTTTCTATATGGGTTGTGTTGAATGTAAAAACTATTTCCTTCTTTATACGCCCGAATCTGATAAATGGGAAAAAGAAATCTGGCTATATGGAAATGTAGTAAAATGTCCGACTTGTGGATGTGAACAAGATAAAGTAGAAGCACTTGAGAGAGGAAAATGGATTCCAACCCCTGGTAGAGAAAATGCGGACTTTGTTGGATTTCATTATAACCAACTCTTTATCCCGGAATTTACCAAAGAAATTATTGTCAAACAAAAACCAGCTAATAACCCACTTAACTCAGAAATTATCTGGAATAATGAAATCCTTGGAGAATTCCACTCTGGTCAGGGCATGCCAATTACTTTTGAAGAAATCTATAAAATGTGTCGAGATCCAGACAGAGCAATGGCAAAGGCAATTGAAAAAGATACCAAAGTAACGTACTTTGGCGTTGACTGGGGTGGCAAACCAGACGTTGATGGAATAAAGCGCGGACAATCGTTTTGCGCTGGAGTTGTCATTTCTGTGGATCATCAAGAAAGATTCAACGTGGAATACGTTGAAAAGCTTAAGAAAATTGACCTAGAGTCTAAAAAGGAATTCGTAGAAAGGATGTTTCGTACATACAGCCTCAGATCCGCAATGGGCGACATTGGCTTCGCCGAAGACCTGTCGAGCGAGCTAAAAAGAATATATGGAGATAAATTTAAAACTGTAAGAAACGCCACAACAGTTTCCGGCGGAGTAAAATATAATAAAGAAGAACTAGAAATTGTCGTGGAAAAAGATAGAATTATAAACGAGGTGTTCAATCTTTTACGCCATGGGCAAATTCGCTTCCCATGGGCAAGCTATGAACGTCTGGCTTGGTTCGTAAGACATTGTTGCTCTATGGAAAGTAGAACAACTATTAGAAATGGAATGCCTTATCAAATGTATGTGAAAGGTAAAGAACAAAACGACGGCTTTATGGCGCTAATATATGCGTATATGGCATATAAATTTGACAAAACTTGTGGATTTAGGGTAAGCCCAAATGCCCCAAATGGTGGCAGACTCCCTAAACCAATTTTAGCATTTCTACCAAATTTGAAGGTGTAAAATGACAAGAAGAACATCGAGACCAGCAGAACCGCAAACCATTAGAGTTTCTCCAAAATTAGCTACTGGTTTGTCTAATTATAGAAAAGGTATGATCGAAGAAGAAATAGATAAAGGTATCATAGTAGAAGGCGGAACCTATGAAAATAGTCACCTCAAACGAGGCGTGTCACCAACCCCAGCAACTACAGATAATGATAAGACTAACAGAGGTGCTTGGTTAACTGGTCAAGATGGTGTCAGTATGGGACCCACACGTAAATCTAATATCAGATCAGTCAGCTCCCCGCTTGGCAGTGTCGTGCATAGCGTAGCCTATAAACAGCAAATGGCTGATAATGCTCGAATGGAAGCTCTGGTTAAAACAGCAGCAGGCATCGGCGTGGCCGGCGGTAGCGCAGCAACCTCGGCCGGGTCTTCGTTCGAAAGATTAGCCCCCGAAGTCTATAGCCCTCTCTTCACAATGGCAAACCTTAACCTGCCAAGAGATAGAACAACCGTCAATGCCTGGATTAGAAATTTCTTCCTCCTTCACCCCATCGTGCGAAATGTAATTACACTACACGCAACATATCCAATTAGCAAAATAAATATCAAGTGCCATGATCCAAAAGTTCGTATCTTTTTCGAGGACATGTTGGAAGAGAGCGATGCGTTAACAATGCTTGGTGATTTGTCGCTAGAGTGGTGGAAAATGGGTGAAGTAATACCATATTGCGAATTCGACGAGAATACTGGAAAGTGGTCAAGATTTATTATCCAAAATCCTGATTATATCCACGTGAAAAAATCAGTCATGGGCGGTGAACCAATCATTACTCTAAGACCTGATCAAGTACTTCAGCGTCTTGTTCTAAGCAATAACCCAGCAGATGTCCAGATAAGACAACAACTTCCGCCAAATATCATCCATGCAGTAAAAACTGGACAGGATATAAGACTAGATAACTTCAATGTGTCTCACTTGAAAATGCTGTCGAGTCCATATGACATCCGTGGAACAAGCATCATCGTAAGCGCTTTTAAAGACCTTATGTTATACGATAAATTGCGCGAATGCTATTCTATAGACAGCGAAATCTTGACTGAATCTGGTTTTAAAACCTATGATGAAGTTACTTATCAAGATAATATTGCAACCTTCA